CCTGTCTACTACCAATGTCAGGGTAGGCAATGCTACTATTTCCACCTCTCTTACAAACAGCGGTATAAGCGTAACTAATTCGACATCTACTACTATTCTTACTGATATAGATTTAAGAATAGGTAACGGTGCGGTAAATACGGTTATATCTGCTACTAGCATTTCATCACCAACTGCCAGCTTCGGTAATACCACAATATCCGGCAACTTAACTGTAACCGGCACTACAACATACATTAATACAACTGATCTTAATGTTGGTGATAATCAAGTAGTTCTTAATGCTGATCTCACTAACGTTATAGCACCTACCGAAGATGCTGGTATTGTTATTAACCGAGGAAGTTCTGCAAATACTAACTTCCTCTGGAATGAAACGAACGACCAGTGGACAACTTCATCCAACACAAAGATCACTGGCACACTAGACATTACTACGTCAGCAAACGTTGGTGCAAACGTTAACCTTACTACAGTTGATGTAAGAGTAGGAAACTCAACTGTCAACACAATAGCAAACTCTACTACAGTTGCTATAAATGTTATTAATGCCACCGCTAACGGCTTACTGGCTAACAGCAATTTACTCACACTTGGTAATACTTCAGTCAACGTTGCAGTTAATACTAGCTCAGTTAATGCCTCGTTCTACTATGCAGGCGCTATTAACGCAACATCGACAGGGTTTTTAGCTAACACGACCACTATATTATTAGGCAATAGCTCTGTTAACGTTGCAGTTAATACAAGTTCAGTAAATGCTTCATATCATTATGCAGGTGCTATTAACGCAACATCTACTGGCTTCCTAGCTAACAGCACAGCATTAATGTTAGGTAACAGTTCAGTTAACACCGCAATCAATACAAGTTCATTTTATATTGGTAATATTCTAGTAGCCAACACATTAACATTTAATGCTAATGGAGTGGTTATTAACTCCACCGGTGCATATGTAAGCGGTCTAGTAAATGCAACTTCTTATAATGCTGGTTCAACTAGTACTACCGGTGGTACCGTTGCAAACACAACAAACATTTTTGTTGGTAATAGTACAATTAATACCAATATTTCAGCTGGCTCAGTTGCTATTAACGGGTCTGCTGTAGTTGCCAATAGTTTAGGTGTATATACAACCGGTACAGTTAACGCTGCTACTCTAAGTGTCGGTACTACTGTCGTAGCAAATACAACTACTTTAAACGCTAACGGTGCAGTTATTAACTCTACCGGTGCATATGTAAGCGGTCTCGTTAATGCAACTTCTCATACTGCTGGTGCTACTGGTACCGGTACTGGCGGATCAGTAGCAAATACGACTACTATTTTTGTCGGTAATAATACAATTAATACATTATTGACATCGGCTGGCCTATCAGTTAACGGTACAGCAGTAGTTGCTAACAGCTCCGGGGTATGGACTACCGGTCAAATTAATGCTGCATCACACACTGCTGGTGCTACAGGTACAGGTACGGGTGGTACGGTTGCAAATACTACAACATTCTTCGCCGGCAACAACACTGTCAATACCGTATTAACATCAGCTGGTCTTACAGTTAATGGCACCGCAGTAATTGCTAACAGCTCCGGTGTATTTACTACTGGTACCACAAACGCAGCTACACTAAGCGTTGGAACCACGTTTACAGCAAACTCAACTCTAGTTAATGCAGCTGCACTGAACGTTGTTAACCAGGTAAACACTGCAACATTATATGCAACTTCATCAGCAAACGTAGGTTCAGCTGTACTTGCAAATACAACGGGTGTTTATCCTGCTTCAAATACCTCAGGCTCTGCTCTAGGTAACACAACTGCAAGATGGGTAGTTAACGCAAATACAGGCAACTTTAGTGGTGCAGTAACGCTTAGCGGGGGTATGACATTATCTGGTACACTAACAGCTAACGGGAGCGTAGGAACGTCAGGGTATGTTCTCTATTCAAATGGTACAGGAACTTATTGGGGTGCTACATCATCGACCGTTAAGGGCGGTGGGTCAGATCTTGTATTCGTAGAAAATGATACTACTGTTACTACAAATTATAGTATTACAGCAGGAAAGAACGCTGGTACTTTTGGACCAATTACTATAAATAGTGGTGTAACAGTAACTATTCCTTCAGGTACTACCTGGACTGTCGTTTAAAGGTAAAAAATGGCTATAACACTTAATGGAACAACTGGAATTAGTTCACCTGAGTATGATACAGGTACATTAACTTATTCTGCTAATGCTTTATTGAAGCTTCAGGACAATCAGAATGGATATGTCCAGGCTATTATTCATAATTCAAATACCGGGTCGGGTGCTTCTGCCGACTTTGTTCTTACTAATGATATAGGCACAGATACAGTAAACTACGCCAACTTCGGTATTAACAGTAGTACATATACCGGCACAGGTAGTTTTAACCTAGCAGGTGCAACGTATCTTTTATCATCAAACAGCGATATGGTGATTGGTACTATTACTGCAAACCCAATTCGGTTTGTAGCTAATAACAATGCATCCGATCATATGTTCATTGCTGCTAATGGTAATGTGGGCGTCGGTACATCTAGCCCTAATACTCTTTTTAGTGTGGTAGGTACTGCGTTCTCTACTATAGCATCGGTATTTAATACTAATACTACATCAGGGAGTACATCAAACTTCCGGTTAGCTATGAATAGTAACCTGTACACTCAGTATAATGTAAATTCTACCTCCAGTCAAATCAGAGGGCAAAATATAAGCACCTCGTATCAAGATTTTGATAGTCATAATTTTAGAAATAGTGCTAGTGACACACTTCTTTTATCCGTTAACACTACTGTTGCAAATGTGCAGAGCACATACTTAACGGCGCCAAACATAAATGTCGGTTCCCTAACGGTCACCGGAGGCTCTCTTGTAGTTAACTCTACATCGATGTCTTATAATGCAACAAACACATTTAACCTAGGCACAGCATCTAAGACTGCAAACGGATATACATATCTACCAAATGGGCTAATTATACAATGGGGAAGAGTTGTAGCAAACTCAACAAGCTCTGTTACATTCCCTACGTCCTTTCCGACAGCATGTCTTTCAGTTACGCTAACAGGTAACAGTACATTATACGTGGGTGCAAACGTCCCTTATGTCACGACGTTTTCTACAACAACAGCAACCGTTAGGTCATCATACACTGCCGCAGCAGCTTCTGTAACTTACCTGGCAATAGGATATTGATATGAGTACATTACGAACTTATAATGTTGATACACAGGATACAACAGCACTAGCTTTAAAATCTAATGCTAATACTATTGTCACTATTAACTCTACATCTTTAACGGTTAATAGCTCAGCAAATGTTATTATTAATAGGCTATATGCAAACTCTCTAACAGCTGTTAGAAACGATTCATCCACCGAGGGTGGTCAAATAAACTTTAATAGGTCATCTGACGATACTGCTGCCTATGCAATAGACGTGTACGGTTCTAGTTCGACACCCACGCTTAGAATTATAGACTCAGTTGCATCAGTAAGTAGACTTATACTAGATTCAAACGGAACTATTTCTACTACTGGTAGCCAAGCGTCAGGTACTAAATTTCATCTAACTGCTGGCAATTCTACCTTCTCTACATTAAAATTATCAAATGGTGCATTACAAACATCAGCTTCTAATGGCTCGATTGAGTATGACGGCACAGTGTTTTATGGTACACATGTTGATAGTGCAAGAGGGGTAATAGCAACAGAGCAATTTATCGTTTCAAACACAACGTATACACTTGGAAATAACACATCAGTACAAAAAATATTCGGTTATACAGGTGCCCCCGCTAGCGGTGCCTTAACCGTGGCTGGTGGTACATTGTACTTGTTTGAAACACAGTTCACAGTTTCAAGCATGTCAACATCAAATGCCAATAACATGGGATTTAGTATCATAGGTGCCGGAACTGCATCTATCTCCTCTGCATCGTGGCAGGCAATAGGTATAGATACATCAACATTATCAACACCAGCAGCTATGGGCGGTGTTTATTCGTCTTCTGCAGGGCAAGCAGGTAACATTCTCGTAGCGACCACTGGTTCAGCAGCATCAGTCTGGGTCAGAGGAATGTTTAGAGTTACTACTGGTGGAACTATAATTCCTAGTATACAGCAAACAGTAGCAGCTGCAGCAGTAGTAGGTACAGACTCATGGTTCAAGGTAACACCTATGGGTGCTAACACTGTAGGTTATGTTGGAAACTGGGGTTAATTTTAATTGAATGAGAAACTTATATGCCATTAGTATTAAGAGGTAAGAACGGAGGTGAAGTAGTCCTCGACACCACCACCCCTACACCGACAACACAATCCTTGTATGTTGATGGCGGCTTAACCTCAAATGGTACAATTACAGCTACATCATTTGCAGGTAACGGTGCGCTATTAGCGGTTAATGGTATGCCTAAGGTAAACACATTTACTTCACCTGGCACCTTTACAGTACCAGCTACAACGACAAGAATAAAGGTAACAGCTGTCGCCGGAGCCCCGGGCGCATCTGGTGCAGCAGGTAATAATATATTAGTTAATGAAACAAGTACACCTGCTCCTGTAGCGGCAATATTAGGATATAGAGCCGGTAGTTATGGCGGCTACGGTGGTTCCGGCGGTACTACAAGTTTTGGTTCTTACGTAACTGTTTCACCTTCCGGCACTTCTACTAGTAACACGACTGCAAACTTAGCACTTAATATTAGCGCGGCTGCTGTAACAGGTTGCAGTCTTTATGGTACATCTCAAACAGTATTAAATCCATCGCCCTGCCTTAGTGGTGTAGCACTTGCGTCAATTGTATACATGCAAGGTCCGTTCCCCCCTACAATTCCTGTCACAATAGGTGCAGGTGGTGGTGGGGGTGGCGGTGGTGCTGGTGCCGGGGCCTCCACTCCAGGTAGTATATTTGATATACATGCACCTGGTACAACATATGCTAACGGATCTCCTGGTTCACTAACTACTGGGGGTGCTGGTGCTTCGTCTCCTAACGTAGGGCCTTTAGCTACTATTGGGGCAGGAGGTGCCGGTGGTGGTGGCGCCGGTGCATCCGGGTGGTCGACCGGTACTGGCGGTGCCGCAGGTACGAAAGGCACCACTACATGGAACCCTACAGTACCGGTTCCAACACGCAGTGCAGGCTCACCTGCAGGTTCAGCAGGGCCTGCAGGTTCTTCGGCAGCATTAGTAACCGGCGGCGCCGGTGGATCTGCAGATTCTGTACCCGCCACGTATAGTCCAGGGAGTTATCGGAACGGTGGTAAGGGGGGTGGAAGTGGATTCAGTGGAATTATGATTGTGGAGTATGATTAAATGACAATTATATTAAAAGGTAGTACATCAGGCTCTGCAAATTTAGATGCTTCTAATACTGGTGGTAGTCTATCTGTAGCAAACTTAACCATATCTGGGACAGTTACTGCAACTACCCTTACGGGTAACGGTCAAGGCATAACTGGAGTTACTTCACTACCAGCAATTAACGTATTTACTTCTCCTGGCACGTTTACTGTTCCGTCTTCTACTACAAAAATAAAGGTGACAGCTGTCGGCGGCGGCCCTGGTGGAGCCGGGGCAGACGGCTCCGGCCTTTTTGCCGGATCCACGTGTGTTAGTGTAAGTGGAGGATCTGGAGGTAGCGGAGGCTCCGGTGGTGTCACTTCTTTTGGTAGCTATGTTACAGTAGGTGCCGGGTCTTCCTCTTTGTCATACTCGCAGCTGTGTCCAACAAGAGGTTATAGTAATTCAGTCGTTGGTTGTGCTTATGGGGTACCAGGTGGTGGTAGTATTAGTGATGCAAGTGGCCGGTGTATTTTTGCTACTGCTAATCACCCGGACAGTCCTGGGGTTATTACTACACCTTCAAGCTCAACTCCTTCTTTCCCAGGGTGGCTAATTTCGAATTATAATGGGTATATTAAAAATAGTAATTATTTTTTGAACACCTATGGGGTTGTATTATATTATAACTACCCTCGCGTATCGTCGCCTACCACTACATTTCAACGTGACGCTACTTATAGTGTAACATTCCCGTATTCAGGTTACTATGATTTTAGACTAGGCGCCTCCGGTCATTATTTTCTCTACGTGGATGGCGTTATGGTTAGTTCAGTGGGTGAATCGTCTAACAGCAGTTATACCAACGGTGAGCAACGAATAATATATGTAAGCGCAGGTACTAGAAGTGTTAGAATACAATTTTTCGTCCAGCATCAGTATTCTTACGGAGATGGATGGCCAGTATACGCATTAACTATTAATACACTCAATGAATATAAGAGTCAACGCGCATACACAGTATACCTACAAGGCCCTTTCCCACCAACAATTCCTATTACTGTAGGTGCCGGTGGCGGCGGAGGTGGTGGCGGCGCCGGCATGACGTTGAACCCTGCGTTATGTGGTGTATCAGGTCCTTTGCCAAATTACAATGGCACAGCAGGTAACCTTACACAAGCCGGAAATGGAGGTAGTTCAAATCCAGGAGCTATTGCAGGAGGTGCTGGGGGAGGAGGTGGTGGTGCATCCGGACACACAATTACATCTGGTGGTAGCGCAGGTAGTAAAGGTACTTCCTCATGGCCAGGTGCTCCATTAGCAGCCCCTGTAAGAAAAACCGGAACAATTTCAGCTGCTGCGGGTAGTACTGGAACGTCAAATACAATAAGCAGAGGGGGTTCTGGTGGTCAAGGAGACTGGGCGTGGTCAAACACTACATGTCCAGTAGGGACTGGTACGAACCCTTTAGGAGTGAGCTATAACGGGGGCCCAGCATCTGGTGGTGTAGGCGGTGCTGGTGGTTTCTCTGGTGTAGTTATTATTGAATATTAATAGGAAATAAAATGCCGATCTTACTCCCGGGCACAAATACCCCTGTAACTATAGACACCACATCCACTGCCGATGCAGTAACCATATCGTCTAATGTAGTAGTAACCAAAACAATCACAGGATCATTTGTTGGAAATGGTGCTAGTCTTACTTCAGTATCATCGGGCTTTCCCAAGGTAAACGTCTTTTCAGCGCCCGCAACATTTAGCGTACCAACCACCACAACCAGAATTAAGATAACAGTTGTTGCGGGTGCCCCTGGAGCAAGTGGTTGTAGTGGTAGCTACTCACCAGGAGGGTCTGGTGGCACCGGGGGTACAACTTCTGTAGGTTCATATATTACTCAGTCTACCTGTGGTACAACTGCCACTTGCCCGACTGCTACATCACTATTAGCAAAAAATCTTCCAAAACCTCGAGGTCTAGGAAGATGTACACCTTATTCTAACTCAGGTATAAACGCTGCTAACCCGACAGGTTTAAGTAAAGTATCTGTGGCATATATTAACGGTCCATTTCCTCCAACAATTCCTATTACTGTTGGTGCCGGAGGAGGAGGTGGTGGTGGCGGTAGTGGTGCCGGTGGTCCCGGCAGCGGCCCTCCCGCTACTCTGTACAATGGAGGTCCTGGCTCTCCATCAACTGCGTGTGCAGGAGCTGGAGGTGGCGGTGCAGGAGCTTCGGGTGGTACGATAGGTACCGGCGGCACAGGTGGTATTTCATCCACAACACCTGCGTTTAACGGCAATCCTGGATCGGCTGGTAGCCCAAGCGCATTAGTTTATGGTGGGTCCGGATCTTATGGTAATTATGTACCGAACTCGGTTTTTCACCCTGCAACATGCACCCCTAACCCTCCAACTCCCGGACCGTGCTGTTCTTGCACCCCTAACCCTCCTACTTATACCCCTTGCTATTATTCGTGCTGCGGGGGTCCAGCTGGTAACGGAGGTCAAGGTGGTAGTAGTGGATTTTCAGGCGTAGTTATTGTAGAATACCATTAAGAGTATAAAGAGGAAAAAATGAAGGTACTAATTAACCCATTAGTTAAAGTAACAGATAATAATGGAAATATTTTAGGTTCTAGAGTAGAATATTATTATGATGAGGTTTTTGAAGTTGCACCTCCTTTCTTTTTTGTAAATAATGCTGATATTACTTTAGAGTCTGGTGACCCGCAATTCTTTTATTATAAAGATGATACAGGAGAAATTATTAAATATATAAGACCAGTCCCTGAACCACGTCCAGCAGCAGAACCGACAAAGACATTAGAACAAATCATAGCTGACATGGTAGCAGCTAAACTTGCTGAAATGGCAGCTGCTAATACAGGTACATCTTAAATTATTTAAATTTTAATTAAATTATGAATCACGTTGAAGTATTTAAAGCGAGAGGTGCTTTGCACCTCAAAGGTCTTGTATCCCGGGATACATGCAAATTTATTACACACCTTATGATGCTTAAGCATGCATGCTATAGTACTGGTGGTGATTCTCAAGTTCCAAATTCTATTGGTGTAAGTCACGGGGAATTGTCGAATGAGGTGCTCTTAGAAACACTATGGCCAACTATAGAAGAAGCCGTAGGTGAAGAGCTCATTCCTACTTATTCGTATTCAAGAGTGTACGGTAACGGTGATGATCTTAAAAAGCACACAGATAGACCAGCCTGTGAGGTTAGCTGCACTATCCAATTAGGCAGGTCCCATCATTATGCATGGCCTATTTACATGGGCGGTTATAGATTTGACTTGGCTGAAGGTGATGGGGTTATTTACAGCGGATGTGATGTAATGCACTGGAGAGAGGTCTGCAATGGACCTGAAGGATATTATTCCGGACAAGTATTCTTACACTATGTGAGAGCAAACGGACCTCATAAAGAACATGCAGGCGATAGGAGATGGGAAAATCTTCCGTTCAGGCGGCATAGGACTAGATTAATGGAGAATAAGTAGAATGGATAAGATTTTCATGAAGGTAGTAAAGTTTGATGAGGTCGCAGGAACTCTTCATGTTAAGTTTGCATCAGAAAAGAATATTCGACCGATAGATGAGTATGATGAACATAAATTCCTTGTTATGAACTTTAATGAGAATTTTGATTCTAATCTTGTAATATGGGAGCTTGGTAAGGTAGGTTATCGTATCGCTCAGACACAAGAGCAAGCTGAAGAAAATGTTAGAAATAGCACGAAGCTTCAAGAATATAAAAACTTGGTAGGTAATGAATATGAGTTTGACTCACACGAATTATTTGCATGTAAAGCAGCGGAAAATCAACCGCCCACAGAAGGTCTAATGGAGATTTAAATGTCAGATCCCTTTTCGTCTAAAATTGTAGCAGTCCTACCCAAACACACGTTTGTATATGACGGTACGAGAGTAAATATTTTTCATGCAGATGCTGGTCAAGGCCTTCCTAGACATGACCACGCTTACTCTCACGCAACTGTTGTTTATAATGGTAAGGTAAAGTGTACGAAAGAAAACTTTGAACTTATTATGGATAAGAACACAACACCTATTGTATTAAAGGGCGGGGAGTGGCATGAACTTGAAGCAATGGAAGACGGGACAGTCTTCAGTAATATTTTTGCTGAAGAGTTCATGAAAACTGATACTTACAACAAGGCATAATGAGCAGAGTACCGTACAGACATAGAATCTTAATAATGGGATTACCGGGCTCAGGTAAATCTGAGCTAGCTGTAGAATTAAGAAAGTTATTAGAAACTACAGATAAAGTAATAGAAAGATTAGACGGAGAAGCGGCGTCTATTGCTTTTGATGATTATGATTTTTCTGAAAACGGATTCATAAATCAGGCATTAAGACTATCAACGGGTGCGCATCATAGTTTCTCCGATTTGATTATTGTAGACTTCATTGCACCTACTCTTGCATCTCAGCTTATATTTTACCCAAAACTTTTAATTTGGATGGATACTATTCAAAGTAGTAAGCATCCAGACACCGATGCGCTATTTACTCCTCCTATAAACTATCAATTTAGAGTAACTGATAGAGATTATAAAAAGTGGGCTGAAATTATTTTTGATTATATCCAAGGAACTTTTTTTAATGAATGATAGACTTATTTTTCCTCTTTCACCGTTTAGCCCTCCCGGTCTAGATAGCTTTTGCTATTGGGAGGGATTTCTTTCAGATGACGATATAAATTTTATTCTTGCAAGACCTGAATGGCTCGATAATGATGCTGCTAAAGTAGGAGGCGGAGGTGATGGCAAGGTAGTACCAGAAGTACGCAGAACTGATGTTGCCTGGCTACCCTATAATAAAGAAACACATCACATTTATGAAAAAATTACTACTGCTATTTGGAATGCAAACAGACAATATTTTCAATTTGATTTAACAGGTTGCTATGAACAGGCGCAATTAGGGCTGTATACCGAAGGAGATCAGGGACATTACGATTGGCATACTGATGCTCATATAACAACAAAAAATGTACCTAGAAAGCTTTCGTTTGCACTCATGCTTAGCGACACGTCTGAATTTGAAGGAGGAGAATTACTCCTTAAAGTTAATAATGATAAAGAAGTAGAAGTAGAACAAAAGCGCGGACGTGCTTGGATTTTTCCATCTTGGACTCTACACAAGGTTGCACCTGTCACCAAAGGTATTAGACGCTCATTAGTTCTATGGATAGGCGGACCTGCCTTTAAGTAAAAACTAGTTATTTCAGGTATTATAAATAGAGGAGATAAACAATCTCCTCTATTTTTATGGCTACTAAAGCAAACTTACTTATTGACCAAGGCTCAGACTTCAGTACAACAGTCAACATTACTGATAATGACGGTAATGGAATTGACCTGACTGGATATACTGGTGCAGCGCAGATGCGTAAACATTACACATCTTCAAATGCCGTAACTTTTAGTGTTTCAATTAATCCTGGCTTAGGTGCAGTAACACTCTCGCTTACCAATACCCAGACAGCTAATATTGTTGCTGGTAGATATGTTTATGATTGTGAATTAACAACAGGAAATACTGTTTCAAGAGTACTAGAAGGTATTGTTACTGTTACACCACAAGTTACGAGATAACATATGGCCCTGAAAGCTGTCGTACAGCCTAGAACAACCTCCCAATCTGTTAAGCTAAATAAGAAAGATGATATCTTAACAACGATTGGTGGAGTTACCCTTAAGAATCAAATAAACGAAATAACTAGTATCGAGCAAATTGCGGACGTTGATGAAATCGATGTTTCGACTGGATCTACTCTAGTCTACAATTCTGCAAATCATAAATACGAAATAAAGAAGCTTTCATTAAACGACTTTGCCGGTGATGTGTCATTAGATGGCGGTACATTCTAACAAATAGGAATTAAAATGGCTAACAATCTGATTCAAATCAAGCGCAGTTTAACAACTGCCACTCCGCCATCACTTGCAAACGGTGAACTAGCTTATACTGCTAATGGTGACGTGCTATACATTGGTAGTAATGGTGCAATTGTACCTATCGGTGGCAAAAGAGTACCTGGTACACTAACAGCTAATCAAGCTCTAGTTTCTAACTCTACATCAGGCATCGATAAAGTTATCGTTGCTAATCTAGTAGCGACGCAAGTAACAGCAAACGGAACAACAGGTAGCTCAGGATATATTCTTGCGTCAGGTGCTTCAGGTAATGTATACTGGAGAGACCCTGGTTCACTATCAACCAGCGCCGCCGGTTCAAATACACAAGTACAATTTAATAACAGCGGTTCGTTTGGTACTAGCGCTAATTTTACCTTTAATTCTGATACCAATAAGTTAAGTGTAAGTAATGGTGTTAATGTTGGAGCTACTGGCGCATTTGTTGTAGGTTCTAATTCTTCAGTCGTTAACTCTACCGGAGTATATACGACAGGCACAGTTAATACAGACATTCTAGTTGTATCTAACACAACTGCTAGCTCAAATACAACTTCTGGCGCTGCAACAGTTGCCGGTGGTCTAGGTGTTGCAGGCAGAATCAATTCAGCAGAATTAGCGGTTGGTAATACAACAGTTTATACATCAGTAAATAGCACAATTGTTAGCACCGGAAGCGTTCTAGCAACAGGTACAGTTAACGCTGCTACTTTAAGCGTGGGTAGCTCGGTAGTTTCTAATGCCTCGGGTGTATTTACATCTGGTACAGTAAATGCAAGTGTCGTTCAAGTAGGCTCAAAGTTCAAAGCAAACACTACACAGGTTACTATTGCTAGTGACGTAGGTCTTAGTGTTAGCGGTTCTGTCGGTACATCCGGGCAGATACTTTATTCAAATGGTACAACAGCATACTGGTCAAATCCACCTGACGGCGATATTACTGCTGTTAACGCAGGTAACGGCCTCCTCGGTGGTGGCACATCAGGAGAAGTTACACTTGATATTGGTGGTGGTAACGGTATTACAGTTAATGCAGACTATGTTAGCGTCAAGGCAAACAACGGTATTACAGTAACAAGTGATGGTGTATTTGTTGCCGGTGCAAATGGTATTTCGGTTACATCATCTGGTGTTAATGTTCTTGCTAACAATGGAGTCTCATCAAACTCATCTGGTGTATTTGTTACTGGTGCAAATGGTATTTCAGTCACTACTTCTGGTGTTAATGTCCTAGCTAACAGCGGTATTGTATCAAACACATCAGGTGTATTTGTCAAGGCCGGTACAGGAGTAGTAGTAAATGCTACCGGTGTGCACATCGGTCAATCGGTCGGTACAACAGACAATGTTACTTTTGCTAACGTTGTAACAACTCTCTTATCAGTAACCGGTAATACCGCACTCGGGGATAGCACTGCTGATAAAGTTAGTATTAACGGTCAAGTCAATACATCAATTAATCCTGATGCAAACGTAACATATAGCCTAGGTACTAATGGTTTACGTTGGAATGAGATTCACGCGTCTAATGTTCATTCTGTAACTGGCTACTTTGATGGATCAGTTTCGATCGGCGGTGACCTTACAGTTTCAGGTAACGTAGTATCAGTAAACGTTTCAACTCTTGCTGTTACTGACTCTCTAGTTCAGCTAGCTAAAGACAATACAACGTCAGATCTTCTAGACATTGGTTTCTATGGCAACTATAATAGCGACGGTGGTGCTCATGAGCATACTGGTCTATTCCGTGATGCTTCAGATGATGTCTATAAACTGTTCAAAGGTCTTCAAGAAGCTCCAACAACAACAGTTAATACTGCTGGCACAGGTTATACGTCCGGTACTCTACAAGCTTATCTCCTATCAGGCGCTCTATCTACTAATAGCACCTCTCTTACCATTACTTCTAACTCAACAGTATCGGTATCTATTACAGCTAATACTCTGACGTTAGGAACACCTCTTTCAGGCACAAGCGGTGGTACAGGATTAAGCTCATTTACAGCAGAAGATATCCTAGTTGCTAATAGCTCAAACGGTTTCCGTAAGCTTGGAATAGGTGCATCAGGATATCTATTACAGTCTAATGGTAGTGCTCTTGTTTATGACACCCTTGATGGAGGCACGTTCTAAATAATGGAAAATGTTCTAGTTAATGTTTATATTGAAAGAATTTTAAAAGAGGTGGTGGAGCTTACCAAGAGTAAGCTCCTCCTCGAAACTCAATTAATCTACACGGAAAAATTGAACGAAGAGCTCGAAGCTAAGGTTCGAACCCTCACAGAACAAATTGAAAAGCAAACCAAGAAAACAGTAAGAAAAGAAGACCAGCAATTTTAAACACTAGTATATACTAGTTAGTGAGGGCCATATGGCTAATAATAAAATTCAGATAAAAAGAACGACTGTATCCGGTCGTACCCCTAATACCACCAGCTCCGGTAACTCTCAATATATTACAACTGGTGAATTAGCATTAAATCTTACTGACGCTAAACTATTTTCGTCTAATGGCTCTACATCATTCGAAGTAGGTTCTAATCTTACTAATTTATCCATTACTAACTCCATTACTCTTAGTAATGATAAGAATATTTACTGGCGAACAGTAAACACTGCTGCTACCGCGGCGATGAAGCAGCAGTCAGATGATAATTTTGTTTTCTATAGCACAAATACGGCATACGGTCAAAGAGCAGTTTGGTCAATTTTTGCTAATAGTGATACAAGTGCTTTTAGTGTTTCTGTACCAACAGTATTTAATGCTAATATTAATTTAGGCCAAGTTGCTCTTACTGCAAATGGTAGCACTGGAGCCGCAGGACAAGTTCTAACAACCAACGGAACATCTACATACTGGTCGTCCGTATCAGGTGGGTCTGGTAGTGTGAATCTCAATTCACAGTATGTTTGGACAAACACTCATACTTTTCAAGCAAATATATCATTTACTGGCAATAACATTAGCCTTGTAACAAACACTGGTTCTATTTTATTTGCAGGTTCAGCAGATCAAAATTGGAAAATTGGACGAAATACTGGTAGCCCGTCTAAATTCTTTTATTCTAATAATACATTAGATATCATTGCAGCTGGCTCCCCCCTTGAAGGTTTTGTGATTGGTCAACCAGGTGCTAATACGTATCTTGAAACAGGTTACGCTGGTACATTTACAAGATTACCTATTTACGTTGGTAATACAACCCAAAACGTTTCTACAACAAACACATCTATACTGTTGCAAGCTAATACGACAGTAAACACTACTATTACCACATCACAAGTTCAAGTTTCAAACAGCATATCTACTTCAAACTTAACAGCAACAGGTCTTCAGGTAGGAAATTCTACAGTTAATTCTATTATTACCGCTACTACTATAACTGTTGGTAACAGCTCGGTTAATGCGATTGTAAATTCTAGCTCGATTAACGTAGCCACATACTATGCAGGCGCCATTAATGCAACGTCTAATGGTTTCTTAGCCAATAGCAGTACATTATTACTTGGCAATACATCAGTTAACGTGGCTATTAATACCTCAACACTATCCATTGGAGGTAGTATAGTTGCTAATAGCACAGGTGCTAATAACGCATTTAATCTAGGAGGTACTGCTGCATCAGGGTACCAGACAACAGCCGGTCTATCTGCTAACGTTGCTACTTTAACTGCTAACAATTCAAATTACCTAGGGGGTATAGCAGCAGCTAGCTATGTTAATAGCTCACAGCTATCAAGCAATTTAAGTAACTATGCATTATTATCTGGCGGATTATTTACCGGTACAGTTAACGCGACAGCCTTTACAACAACTGGTAATTCCAATGCAACAAATTTTAATGCTGGTGCTAACTTAGTAATTAACAGCACCGCATTAACTTGGACGGGTAACTCAACAACATCTCCGACAATATCATTTGCCAATACAGGTTCATTTACTATTGGTAATAGCTCTACAACGCAAACTACCAGTATTGTTACGGTTGCCAACAGTGTAAGTAATGTTCAAATAACACCAGCAACTATTTTCCTAGGTAATAGCACTGTTAATACCTCTGCTAATACAAGCTCAGTAAATACAGCAACGTATTATTCAGGTGCTATAAACTCAACGTCAACTGGCTTTTTGTCTAATAGCACTGTATTAATGCTGGGTAATAGTACGGTAAATACTGCTCATAACACTAGCGCGTTTTATATTGGTACAACCTTAATAGCCAATACGTTAGGTGTTTATCACACCGGTACGGTAAATGCTGCTTCGCATACTGTAGGTACTGTAGTAGTTGCAAATACAACAACACTTAATGCGAACGGCATAGTTGTCAACTCTTCAGGAGGCTACTTTACCGGGACGGTAAATGCTACATCATTTACCGCTGGCACAATTAACGCTACGTCATCTGGCTTCTTAGCTAATAGCACGAGCATGAGAGTAGGTAATAGCTCAGTAAATGCGGTTGTTACCTCATCTTCAATAATTATTAACGACACAAGCGCATCAGTACTTACGGTTGGAAATTCTACAGTTAATTCTATTATTACTCCGACAACTATAACTGTTGGTAATTCAACAATAAACACGGTTGTAAACACAAGTTCAGTAAATGCTATTACTTACCTTGCCGGTGCTATTAATGCTACATCAAACGGGTTTTTAGCCAATAGTACTATATTATTAATCGGTAATAGTTCAGTAAATGCTTCAATTAACTCTACTACTTTTACCGGCACTGCTAATAATTCAACCTACCTAGGTGGTACAATTGCCTCCGGGTATCAAACAACAGCTGGATTATCAGCTAACGTTGCAACCCTTACGTCAAATAATGCTAGCTACCTAGGTGGTACCGCTGCATCTGGATATCAAACTACAGCCGGGCTATCAGCTAACGTTGCTACGTTAACTGCAAATAATTCAAATAACCTTGGCGGTGTAGCAGCTGCTAGTTATGTTAATAGTTCACAGCTGTCGAGCAACCTTAGCAACTATGCATTATTATCTGGTGGTTTGTTTACCGGTACCGTTAACGCGACGTCATTTACTGCTGGCGCTACAGGTACCGGTACAGGTGGTCTTGTAGCTAACTCAACGGTATTATTTATTGGCAACAATACAGTTAATGCTACCGTTAATACGACTACATTATATATTGGCGGTAATATAGTAGCTAATAGTACTGGTGCTAATAATGCATTTAATTTAGGAGGTGTTGCGGCTGCTAGCTATGTCAATAGTTCACAGCTGTCAAGCAATTTAAGTAATTATGCCCTGCTTTCAGGTGCGCTATTTACTGGCTCTGTTAACGCTGCATCTCATACAGTAGGTACCTCATTTGTTGCAAACACATCACGCGTAAGAATAGATAATACAGTTGGTCTAGAAGCTAATGGAGGACTAGGTTCCGCAGGTCAAGTTCTTACAAGCAACGGTACAACAGTATACTGGTCGACTGTTTCTGGAGGCGGTGGTACTGGCTATACATCTAACACTAAAACAGTAAGCTCTACTGCATCTACTTTAATTGATAAGTTTACTAATTCCACGTTTGTTTCTGTAAAATATCTCTGCTCTGTTAAAGACGGTTCTAATGCTTTTAAGCATTTTTCAGAGATTTCTGCTATTAATCAGGGTGTAGACGTTAATCAGATGGTGTATGGCGAAGTATACACAACTAGCCTTGGTACATTTACGCTTACAAAAAATGCTGATACCACTAGTGTTGATTTAATGTTCGTTGCTACTGGAGCTAACGCGACAAATACATATACTGTTAATACGATTAGATTCGATATCGGATAAATAATAAAAAATTAGGAGAAGCCATGGCCGTCCCAGCATCGAGATCTGATTTTAAAGAGTACTGCCTCAGAAAGCTAGGTAAACCTGTCATTGAAATAAACGTAGATGATGACCAGGTAGAAGATCGTATTGATGAGTCTTTAAAGTATTACTATGACTACCATTTCGACGGATCTGAAAAGATTTATTACAAGCATCAAATAACAAATACTGATAAAACAAACAAATATATTACGCTACCAGAAAATATTATTGGTGCGGTAAGGATATTTCCAATTGGTGACCCTGCTGTGGGTCAGCAAGACTTATTTAACATCAGATATCAAATAGCCCTAAACGACCTTTATACTCTTACCAGCGTATCTATGGTCCCGTATTATATGGTTATGCAACACATGGCTCTTATTGCTGATGTTGTCGTAGGTCAGCAGCCAATCAGATATAACAGACATACAAATAAACTTTATGTTGATATGGACTGGGAAAAGATGACTGCAGGAGATTTTCTACTAGTAGAAGCCTATGAAGTTATCAATCCTGATACTTACACAGACGCATGGGGTGATAGATGGCTTCAAGAGTACTGCACGCAAAAGATTAAATATCAATGGGGCACAAACTTAACTAAATTTACTGGTTTACAGCTTCCAGGTGGAGTTCAATTTAACGGTACTAAAATTCAAGACGATGCCCTTCAAGCTATCGAAAAGCTAGAGCAAGAAATGATTTCCTCGTATAGCTTGCCGGTAATGGATATGATTGCCTAACTTTGGCTACTAATTTTTATTTCAATAATTTTCAAAGCAGTCAAGAACAACTTCTAATTGAAAATTTAGTGGTTGAATCTATCCGCATCTACGGTCATGATTTATTTTACCTTCCAAGAACAAAATTAAATTACGATACAATCTACGCGGAAGATGCTATTTCTGAGTTTAAGGATACTTTTGAAATAGAGATGTATATAAAGAATGTTGATGGTTTCGGCGGTGATGGTGATTTTCTTTCAAAGTTTAATCTTCAAATACGTGATACAGTAACATTTACAATGGCACGTAGAACGTTCTTTGAAGAGATAGGAACACCAATATCTCTTGAAAGACCTCGTGAAGGTGATTTAATATACTTCCCTCTTAATAATAAGATATTTGAAATTAAGTTTGTCGAGCACGAAGCCATCTTTTATCAGCTAGGCGCCTTACAAACGTTTGATATAAAGTGTGAGCTATTTGAATATAGTGGTGAGAAGTTTAGCACAGGTATTGATATAATCGATAACAGATATAACGATTATAGAATCTACACCTCAAATGTTGCATCATATGAAATTGCACTAGAGAATGATATCTACACACTAACTACTCAATCAGGTGCCAGATTGTATACTGAGGGCGATATCGGCACTAAGGTTATAGATGATAGCAGTGCTATTCAAACAGAGTCTGACTCGTTTATAGACTTCTCTGAAAAAGACCCATTCAGTGAGGGCTTCATTTAATGTTTGCACAATCGTTTTATCACAGAACTATCAGAAAATATGTTACCTATTTTGGTACGTTGTTTAATGATATCTACATTACGAGAGATAAAGCGGACGGCACGGTTTATGGTAATCTTAAGGTACCTATTACCTACGGTCCAAAACAAAAGACTCTTGCAAGACTTGCAGCAGATCCGGGTCTTAATAATCCTGCCGCAATAGTATTACCAAGAATGTCTTTTGAGATGAAAGCTATAAATTATTCACCTTCAAGAAAGCTTTCTACCATCAACAAGGGATTTGTAACTAAAGATACTTCTAATGACTCTAGATTGAAGTATGTTTATAATCCTGTACCGTATGATTTTACCTTTTCTCTTTATGCAATGGTAAAGAATGCTGAAGACGGAACACGCATATTAGAACAAATACTCCCCTACTTCACACCTGAGTGGACAGCTACCTTAAATCTTATACCTGAACTCAGTGCAAAGCTCGACATACCGGTCGTAATTCAGTCTGTTAATTGCACAGATACATATGAAGGTAAGATTGATGATGATAGAACTATAATTTGGCAATTAGACTTTGTTATGCACGGGTACTTATTTGGACCGGTTAAGAAGTCGAGTATTATTACTCTGGCAAATACAAACTTCTATACTGATCTGCCAGAAGCTAATACTGCAGTAGAGAGCCGGGTTACAATTACCCCTGGGCTATTAGCAAATGGTTCATCCACTACAAACGCCGAACTTACAATTGACAGAAGCCAGATTGCTGCAGATGATGACTGGGGTTACGTGATAGTTAAAACTTAATATGAAACAAAGTGATTCTATTGCAAACGCTCTTAACATAGAGCCCATTGATGTAACTAATAACAATATTGTTATCAAAGAGCCAGATTTTAAAGATGACTTTGAATATGCTCGCGGCAATATGATTAATATTATTGAAAAGGGTAGCGAGGCTCTAGATGGTATTCTTGACGTGGCAGGGATGTCGCAGCATCCAAGAAGCTATGAAGTAGTTGCCACACTTATAAAGACATTAGCAGAAACAAACAAAGACCTTCTAGAACTTTCAAAGAAAAAGAAAGACATAGAAGGCGATTCAGGCAAACCGACTACTGTTAATAACAATTTATTTGTTGGAAGTACAGCTGAGTTACAAAAGTTATTAAAGCAGAGCAATGACAAGTCAGAATGATACCTACCTAGGTAACAGGAATCTCAAAAAAAGCTATGTAGAGATAGAATGGACTCGTGATGAAATAAACGAGTTTATTAAGTGTGCAAGAGATCCAGTCTACTTTATTGAAAATTACGTTAAGATCGTAAACGTCGATAGAGGTCTTATTCCGTTTACACCATATGATTATCAAAAAGACATTATTAACCTAGCAGACAAAGAGAGATTTGTAATCTGTAAGATGCCTAGACAGGTTGGTAAGACAACCGTTGTTGTAGGAATAATTTTACACCGAGTTCTATTTAACGAAAACTATTCAGTAGCGATACTTGCTCACAAAGAAAAACAAGCTCGCGAAATTCTAAGTAGAATACAACTTGCATATGAGCATCTTCCTAAATGGATGCAGCAAGGTATTGTAGAATGGAATAAAGGTAATGTCGAGCTTGAAAACGGATCTAAGATTCAATCAAGCTCCACTGCATCATCAGCTATAAGAGGTACATCACAAAACTTTGTATACCTCGATGAGTTTGCATTCGTACCATCACACATACAAGAAACATTCTTCAGTTCAGTATTTCCAACCATTTCATCTGGTGAAACAACTAAAGTACTCATAACATCAACACCAAACGGCCTTAATTTATTTTATAAGCTTTGGTCAGAGAGTGAACAAGGAAGAAACTCTTATAAGAGAATAGATGTGCACTGGAGCGATGTTCCTGGCCGTGATGAGGCCTGGAAAGAAGATATGGTGCGCAACACGTCTCTTGATCAGTTCAGACAGGAGTTCGAGTGTGAGTTCCTTGGCTCGTCATCAACTCTTATTAACGCAGCTAAGTTAAGAACACTTACCTACAAGGCGCCGTTAATCTCTGATCAACACCTTAAGATATACGCTCATCCCGAACAGAATCGATTATATAGTATTTCAGTAGATACGGCAAGAGGTAAAGAAGGAGATTACTCAGCATTTAAAGTATTTGACGTCACAGAGTTTCCTTATACTGATGTTGCGTCATATAGAAATCGAGAATTAGATCCTCTCTTATACCCAAATGTTATTTTAAGAATAGCCAAACATTATAACAACGCAATGGTGCTTGTCGAAACGAATGATATAGGTCAGCAGGTAGCTGACATGCTAAGATTCGATCTAGAGTATGAAAATATGGTTTATACATATAGTCATACGTCTAAGGGTGTGATGATGTCAGGAGGTTTTGGAGGTGTCAGTCACCCTGGCATAAGAACAACCAAGCTTGTTAAAAAGATAGGGTGCTCTAATTTAAAGACTCTTATAGAATCTGATAGGCTTATACTTAACGATGAAGATACTATCAATGAGCTTTACCGTTTTACCTTTAACGGGTCTTCTTATGAAGCTGAAGAGGGTAACGATGACTTAGTTATGTGTTGTGTACTATTTTCCTGGTTAACAGATCAGACATACTTTAAGGAAGTAGTAAACTCAAACGTAAGAAAAACTTTATACGAAGATAATATTAGTAGAATAGAAGAAGAACTTTTACCCTTTGGCTTAGTAGATAAAGGTATTTCAGAGCCTTTTGATGAGCCAAAAATTATAGACCTAGAGCAAGAAAATATGTCATTTGACCAGTGGATGAGCATGTGAGTTTCTAAATTTATAAATAATACGTAAGTCTTGCTATAAATAGAACCTTTGAGGAGAAACGAAATGCCATTTCAAGTTAGTCCAGGAGTCAACGTATCAGAGATTGATCTGACTACAGTTGTACCCGCAGTTTCTACTACCGAAGGTGGTTTAGCTGGTGTGTTTCGCTGGGGCCCAATTAATGAATTGGTGCTAATCAGCAGCGAAACTAATCTAGTTAATCGCTTCGGGAAACCAACCAATCATAACCCAGAAACCTTCTTTACTGCAGCTAGTTTTCTTTCGTATGGCAACAAGCTTTATGTTAGTCGTGCTGCAAATACTGTTGATTTTACGGGTGCTAACGGTGTTCTAACAGCTATTGCAAATTCAGCTGCTATTGAAACATCTGCAACCTGCAGCTCAAATAACTCAGGTGTTAACGCTTCGTCAGAATTTATTACTTCATCACATACATTTAGTGATGGGGATGCTGTAAAGTATACGGTACCAGCAAGTAATACAGTAATTACTGGCCTTACTAACAACAGTATTTACTACATTATTAGCTCAAATACATCTGGCTTTAAAGTAGCTGCTACTGTTGGTGGTGCTGCTATTAACCTTACCAATACAGCCTTTAACGAAACTCATACTTTCACTAAGCAAAACAATGTGCTTAAGTATGTTGTTAAGAACAGAGATGATTATGATGCTAAGTTAGGTGATTTTCAATCAGCTGTTCAATACGTTGCAAGATATCCAGGCGCTCTAGGTAATTCGCTCAAGGTATCTGTTTGCGGATCAAATACACAGTACAATTCAACTGTTGATCTAAGAAACTGGAACGGCTCAACAACTACTGCCAACATGGACGCTACTGCCATTGCCTTCACAGTGGGTTCAAGTAATGCAGTAGTAACCATTGCTAACGCGGTTTCGGACTCAGACGGCTCGATTACCGGTGGTATTGCTACAAACATTAAGAATCTTATCACAATTGGTGACTATATTCTTGCTGGTAATACAACACTTGGTACTCAGTATCTTAAGGTTACAGCCAAGGGTGATAACGTAACAGTAAATAATTCAGGTGCTAATACAGGCTCAACAACGTTTACTCTTACATTTGATACAGTATACTCATTATCAACAAGTACAACTTCTAATAACGTTGTAAGATACTGGGAATACTTTAATAACGTTGATAAGGCCCCTGGTCAATCAACTTACGTTGCCCTGAATGGTAATACTTCAGCTAAAGATGAACTTCATGTTGTAGTTGCTGATGAAGACGGCAAGTTTACTGGTGTGCCTGGTGCAGTACTAGAAGTTTATAAGGGCCTATCAAGAGCAACTGATGCTAAGACAGCTGACGGAGCTACAAACTATTACAAGAATGTAATTAATGATACATCGAGCTACATTTGGTGGGCTTCGGATAGAACAGGTTCAGTATCTAATACTGCACTTAATGTCACCAGCTCTACAAATAGCACACCTCTAACCACATCATTTGCAGGTGGTTCAGATGGTGCTGATGAAAATAACGTATCAGTAGGTGTTCTAGCTTCTGCTTACGATTTGTTTGGTTCAGCCGAAAAGGTTGATGTATCACTTATCCTCACAGGTAAGTCGCGTGGAGGCACAAACGGCGAGCAGCTAGCAAATTATCTAATCGATAATATTGCTGAAGATAGAAAAGACTGCGTAGTATTCGTATCTCCAGAAAAGGCTACTGTAGTTAACAACGCTGGTGAACAAGCAGCTGATATTGTAACATTCAGAAATGGTCTAAGATCGACATCGTACGGTGTTCTAGATTCTGGCTACAAGTACATGTATGACAAGTACAATGATCTTTATCGCTACATTCCTTTAAACGGTGATACTGCTGGTCTATGTGTCAGAACTGATACAACAAGAGACCCATGGTTCTCACCAGCTGGTTTCAACAGAGGTCAAGTAAAGAACATTATTAAGCTTGCTTACAACCCAGACAAGGCTGATAGAGATATTCTCTATAAGAATGGTATTAACCCAGTGGTAACATTCCCAGGTCAAGGTACAGTGCTATTCGGTGATAAGACTCTTCTCGCGAAGCCATCAGCTTTTGATAGAATCAACGTCCGTAGACTGTTTATCGTTCTAGAAAAAGCTGTCGCTACTGCTGCTAAGTTTACACTGTTCGAGTTCAACGACGAATTTACAAGAGCGCAATTCAAGAATCTTGTCGAGCCATTCCTAAGAGATGTCCAGGGTCGCCGTGGTATTTACGACTTCAAGGTAGTTTGCGATGAGTCGAATAATACTGGCGAAGTGATCGACAGAAATGAATTCATTGGTGATATATACATTAAGCCAGCCCGCTCTATTAACTTTATCCAACTCAACTTCGTGGCGGTCAGAACTGGCGTCGAATTCTCCGAAGTTGTTGGACAGTTTTAATTAGGGGACTAACATGGCATTTAATGTAAATGAGATTAGAAGTCAGCTAACACTAGGTGGTGCTAGACCAAACCTATTTCAGGTAACGATTCAGAATCCTGCGAATAGCGTTGCAGATCTAAAAGTACCATTTATGGTTCAAGCGTCATCTATTCCGGAATCAAACTTAGGTCAGATCACTGTCCCATACTTTGGTCGTCAAATTAAGCTTGCTGGCGACCGCACATTCGGTACATGGAACGTTAACGTCATGAACGACGAAGACTTCCTAATCCGTAATGCAATGGAACAATGGTCGAATACAATCAATAGCCTGCAAGGCAACATTAGAGGATTCGGTGCTTCGTCGCCACTTCTCTATAAGGCTCAAGCTCAGGTTATTCAGTACTCAAAGACAGGTCTTCCAATTCGTACATATCAGTTTAATGGTATTTTCCCGCTAAGCATCTCAGCAATTGATCTTAACTGGGGAACAAACGATACCATTCAAAACTTCAACGTGACGTTTGCCTACGACTGGTGGGAAGTTTCAGGTGGTATTACTGGCAACGCCGGTGGCGCTTGATATTATAAAATGATGCTAACTAAGTATAGAGTGGGAGGCCAAAAGCCTCTTGCTCTATACATCTAAGCAAAGGCAATTTATTATGGCTCTTAATTTATTTGGATTTGAAATCAGACGCCCGTCTGACGATCCTAAAGAACAAGCTAAGACACCTTCTTTTGCACCAGAAATTTACGATGATGGTGCTGTCGTTGTGGCTACGGGTGGTGCATACGCGACGTATGTCGACCTTGAAGGTACTGTTAAGTCAGAGGCCGACTTAGTTAACAAGTATCGTAATATGTCTATGCACCCGGAAGTAGATTCTGCTATAGATGATATTGTTAATGAAACAATAGTAAATGAAGAAAATACAAAGGTAGTTAAGCTCGATTTAGGTGAATTAAACCTTTCTGCTTCTACTAAAAAGATAATTCAAGAAGAATTTGAAACTATTCTAGAATTATTAAATTTTGACTTTCAATGTTATGATATCTTCAGAAGATGGTATATTGATGGAAGACTCTACTTTCATGCTGTAATTGATACAACTAATCCTTCGCTTGGTATTCAAGAGTTAAGATATATTGACCCGAGAAGAATTAGAAAGATTAAAGAAGTAAAAAAGAAGAAAGATAATCTTACTCAAGCCACTCTAACAAGAGAAGTTGCTGAGTATTATATTTACAGCGAAAAGAATTTTAACGATAAAATTTCTGCATCCAGCTCAAGCCCGACTGCCGGCCTTAGAATCGCTAAAGATAGTATTATTCAAGTCACATCCGGTATTATGGACGTTAGCAGCACCTTAGTCCTAGGATACCTGCACAAGGCTATCAAGCCTCTTAATCAGCTTAGAACACTAGAAGATGCAGCTGTAATTTATCGCGTATCAAGAGCACCTGAACGTAGAATATTCTATATTGACGTTGGTAACTTACCTAAGATGAAGGCCGAGCAGTATCTACGTGACGTTATGATTCGTCACAAGAACAAGCTAGTGTATGATTCATCAACAGGCGAGCTTAGAGACGACCGTAAGTTCCTCACAATGTTAGAGGACTACTGGTTCCCAAGAAGAGAAGGCTCAAGAGGAACAGAAATTCAAACATTACCACCTGGTCAGAATTTAGGTGAGATGGGCGATATTGAATATTTCCTGACTAAGCTTTTAGAATCGCTTAATGTACCATCGTCCCGTCAGAAGCAAGAGACTGCTTTTGCACTAGGAAGATCGACGGAAATCTCCCGTGATGAAGTTAAGTTTAATAAGTTCATTAAGAGACTTCAAACAAGATTCTCAGTATTATTTGTAAAGGCTCTGGAAAGACAACTTATCTTAAAGGGCATTACAACATCATCTGACTGGGAAGAAATTAAAGATAAGCTTAAGTTTATTTTTAATAAAGATAATTATTTCTCAGAACTAAAAGACACAGAAATTCTTAACGATAGAATCACCGCTCTTAATAACATTGATCAATATGCAGGTAAATACGTCTCGCACGAATGGATAAGAAAGAACGTCTTGAGACAAAGTGATGAGGATATTGAAGCAATTGATAAGCAGATTGAAGAAGAATTGAATAATCCGATCTACAATCCTCAACCCCCGGCACCTGAAGAACAAGTTCCTGGTGCTGAACCCGATGCCTCGCAAAATCAGGCTTAATAAATAGGTAATACCGGAGATATAATATGACAGACTTTACAATTGATGACATGATTACCAATGCATTAGAAGGAAAGCCAGAAGCATTTAGAAACGCATTTAATGATATAATGGTTTCAAAGATTGCTGATGCCGTAGAATTAAGAAAACAAGAGATCGCTCAGTCTTTATATCCAGATGCCGAGGATCAGAATGACCAAGAGTCTGATGAGAGCGATGAAGAAGATTTAGAAACTTACGATACCGAGGACGAAAATGTCGAAGAGCCTGATGAAAACGATTCTTGAGCTTTATACACCTAAGGGTGGCGACGAAAGAAAATTCGTTGATAAGCATGTTATCAATACAGCACCAGATCGAAATGGTAACGATGATGCTATGTTCAAGGGCGGTAAGGTAAAGCCTATTGACCGTAAGAAGACCAGACACGGCTACGATCCAAAGAAAGACGAAGAAGTGTATGAAGAGACAGAACAGCTAGACGAGTACACTCACGAAGGTGTAGTCCGCGCAGCTTCAATCGCTCGTAAGAAAGGTCAAATGAAGAAAGCTCAGCTTTATCTTCGTCTTGCTAAGGCCTTAGAGACAAATGATGAGACTACCGCTCAAGGTATTGCTCGTGAGCTAGAGGGTTTAAAGGAAGAGTCAGAGTTAGAAGAAAAACTTAGCCCATCGATGGGAGCTGGTGAATATGTTTCTGACTTTGAAAAGTCAAAGGCTCCTCAGTTTGCTGGCAAGTCAAAAGAAAAGCGTCGTCAGATGGCTATTGCCGCTTTCCTCACCGCTAAGAAAGGCGGCATGAAAGAAGACGTAGATCAAGTAGATGAACTAGACAAATCAACAATGCGCAGCTATGTTAATAAAGCTGCGGTCGACCTAGTTCGTTCAGGAAATACTTTAGGAAGAATTCAACTTAAAAATAAGAACAATCCTTCCCTAGGCTCAACCATTATGGCTAAGCACATCGGTAAAAGACTTAAAGGTGTTGAGACTGCTACTAAAAAGTTAGCTTATGAAGAAGTAGATGCTTTGCTACTACCTCTATTCATCAGCCTTGACGAAGAAAACAGAGAGACTATGCTACAAATGATTGACGAAGGCCGCAGAGATGAGCTACTTGAGTTTGTTAACGTGGTAGGGGATTAATATGACGATTTCGTATAAGATCCTAAGCAACAAGTATAATGGCAAAGTTTCTATGCTTGTTGCTAGCAACGTTAATATTAGTGTTGCTAACTTGGCTGCTAACAGCTCAGAAGTTATTATCGGGGCAACAGTTACACAGATGATGTCTGCTACTGATGGTGGACCTGGCATGAAGTACTACAGAGCTAACACATCAGACGCTAATAACCTATGCTGGTCTTTTGCTGGTAGTGATAATGGATATTACGACTTTGCAGGTAATGGCCTACAAGTTGACAGTTCATTGAGTTCTGCAAATATTATCTTCGTAGTCGGTGGAGCTAATACAACATCAATCGTTGAATTTCATAAAATATCTCCAACACCTAATACGAGCTACTAAAATGAAACTTATAAGCGAACTAGTTGAAGAAGTCAAGTACATTGTCGAAGAAAAAGAGTCGGGCAAGAAGTCTTACTATATTACCGGACCATATATTCAAGCTGAACAAAAGAATAGAAATGGCCGTATCTACAAACTTCCTATTATCGAAAGAGAAGTTAACAGATATAATAATGAATACATTAAGACAAACCGTGCTCTTGGTGAACTTGGCCACCCTTCAGGTCCAACTATCAATCTAGATAGAGTAGCTTGCAAGCATATGGAGCTAAGACAAGAAGGCAATAACTTTATTGGTAAGTCGCAGATTCTTGAAACTCCAATGGGGCAAATTGCACGCAATCTGCTAGAGAGTGGAGTTACTCTAGGTGTTTCAACAAGAGGCATGGGCTCTCTTAAGGCAAGAAACGACGGAGTGATGGAAGTTCAAGATGACTTTTTCTTAGCTACTGCTGCTGATATAGTTGCAGATCCTTCAGCACCTGATGCATTTGTACAAGGTATCATGGAAGGTGTAGATTGGATCTGGGACAACGGAATCTTCAAAGCACAGAAATTAGAAGAAGTAAAGCACACAATAAGCAAAACATCTTCAAAAAACTTAGAAGAAGCTAAGCTAAAAGCTTTCGAACAACTTTTAAAGAATTATAAATAGTTTAGTAACAATAACGGGAGTATTAAAATGAAAGACCAAGATTTACAGGAATTAATGGATGTCGGAGGCGGCGCTACTGGAACTACCAAAACTCCAGCTCCAGTCGCTAAGACAGCTACGCTTCCTAATTCAAAGAAGCAAGGTGACATGTCAGCAGTTAAGCAAGGTTCTTCAGAAGTTGGTTACGATGAGGTTCAAGACACCAACAGCGAAAATAACACTGCTCCTACTGGCGATATGTCAGCTAAGAATAAGGCCTCGATTGCTATGAAGGAAGAAATGGGTGCATTGTTTGCTGATGCAGACCTTTCAGAAGAATTCGTAGAGAAGGCTGCTACAATTTTTGAAGCTGCTGTATATGCTAAAGTCGAATCACTACGTGAAGAGATGGAAGAGCAATACAATGGCATGTTAGAAGAGCAGGTTGTAGAAGTTATTGAAGAACTTACAACCAAGGTTGATGACTATATGAACTACGTTGTCAGTGAGTGGATGACTGATAATGAAGTAGCTATTGAATCATCACTACGCTCAGAAATTTCAGAAGAATTTATTGACGGTTTAAAGACACTATTCACTGAGCACTATATCAATATTCCAGAAGAAAAGGTTGAAGTTGTTGAAGAGCTAGCTTCTAAGGTTGAAGAACTTGAAGAAAGACTAAATGAGACCCTAGAACAAAATATCGCTCTAAACAGAATCATTAACGAAAATGCTAAAGAAGCTATCTTCTATGATGTATCGGAAGGCCTAGCTACTACTCAAGTTGATAAGTTTAAGACTTTAGCTGAGAGCGTTGAGTTTGCCGATATTGATTCGTTCAAGCAGAAGCTTGAGCTCATCAAGGAAAATTATTTCTCTGGTAGAACAGTAAAGCAGTCGATGCTAAATGAAGAATCATCGATTGGCGAAGATTTAGAGCCAGCTGACAAGATTGCAACAGGACAAGTTGCTAATTACGTACACGCTATTTCAAGAACCGTCAAGAAGTAATTTTTTATAAATAATTATTAACCCAATATTTAAAAGGAAGGGGACTCAAAAATGTACTTAAATGAAGAAATTCAACAAAAATGGCAGCCAGTACTTGAGCATCCAGATCTAGATAAGATCTCGGACTCGCACAAGCGTGCTGTTACTGCTCAACTCTTGAAAACACCGAGAAGGCTCTTCGCGAAGCTTCTTACCAAGCTCGTGGTAGCCAGACACTTTTCGAAGCCGGTAACCCAACCAACGCTATGGGCGGTTCATCGTCAGTAGCTGGTGACGGTTCAGTTGACATTTTCGACCCAGTGCTAATCTCGCTAGTTCGTCGTGCAATGCCAAACCTAATTGCTTACGACATCTGCGGCGTTCAGCCAATGACAGGCCCAACAGGCCTAATCTTCGCAATGCGTTCGCGTTACACCAACCAAACAAGCGGTGAAGCTTTCTACAACGAAGCCAACACCGAGTTCTCGTCGTACAATAAGGACTCAGCTGCTATTGGTAACAACCACGTTGGTTCGCTAGGTGCTGGTGCTAACCTAACACAACTAGCAACAAACACCGAAGTTAACTATGCAACTGGTGTTTCGACAAACGAGCTAGAGCGTTTCGGCAACGGCACAATCACCTTCCCACAGATGGCTTTCTCGATCGAGAAGGTAACTGTAACAGCTAAGGGTCGTGCTCTAAAGGCTGAGTACTCGATGGAACTTGCTCAAGATCTACGCGCTGTACATGGTCTTGACGCTGAAACAGAACTCAGCAATATTCTTTCGACAGAAATCCTTACTGAAATCAACCGTGAAGTCGTTCGTACAATTTACGTTTCGGCTAAGGTTGGTGCTACAGAAGGTACAACAACTTCTGGCGTATTCGATCTTGACACCGATTCAAACGGCCGCTGGTCAGTTGAAAAGTTCAAGGGTCTAATGTTCCAACTAGAAAGAGAAGCCAACAAGATCGCCAAGGACACAAGACGTGGTAAGGGTAACATCGTTATCTGCTCGTCAGACGTTGCCTCAGCTCTTCAAATGGCCGGTGTTCTAGATTACGCTCCTGCTCTAAACAGCAACAATCTACAAGTTGACGATACAGGTAATACATTCGCCGGTGTTCTAAACGGTCGTATTCGTGTATACATCGATCCTTATGCTGGTGGTAACTACTTCGTTATGGGTTACAAGGGCTCGTCACCATTCGACGCTGGTCTCTTCTACTGCCCATACGTTCCGCTACAAATGGTTCGTGCCGTTGACCCAGACACCTTCCAACCAAAGATCGGCTTCAAGACTCGTTACGGAATGGTTGCTAACCCATTCAACGATGGTATCACCGGTGCTGGTACAGGTGCAATTGCTGAAGATACAAACGTCTACTATCGTAGAGTTCGTGTTAACAACATTATGTAATAAAAAGATTTTAAAAATTATAAAATCTTGTAGTATCCTAAAGCCCGCAGAAATGCGGGCTTTTTTTCATTATAAATACTAACATGAGTTCTATAACTAGTCTTCCCGATAACAAGAATTTTCTATCTCCACTAGGGTTTAAGTTTCTTATTCATAAGACCCCTGGAGTGAATTACTTTGTTCAGTCAGCTAATATCCCATCTGTTAATCTTGGCTCAACGGCTATTCCTAACCCGTTTGTCAAGATACCAGTACCTGGAGATCAACTGCAATACTCTGATTTAAACATCTCGTTCAGAGTAGATGAAAACCTAGTAAACTATAAAGAACTATACTCCTGGATGACTCAGCTAGGATTTCCTAACGGGTTTGATGAATATGCCTCTCAAACTAGTTCTGCTGGAGCAACTGGGCTTAATCAGCCTAAGATGGTTTACTCAGACGCGACTCTAGTAGTCCTTTCGAGTTCAATGAATCCTGTGATGGAAGTAGTATACAAAGATCTCTTCCCAGTAAGCCTTTCAGAACTCACATTCGATTCTAAGATGACACAGGTTACTTACATCGAAGCACGTGCAGTCTTCAAATATAGAACATTCATACTAAGATCGATATAGTTGATTTAAGTACAGTAATGTAGTATAATAAGCAGTAATGTAATTATTGTGATCATGCTATATGAAACTAGAAGAGATTCAAGAATCGTGGGAGAAGGACAGCTGTATCGACCGAACCGAGCTAGGTGAAGAGAGTCTTCGTATCCCGCAGCTACACTCCAAGTACTATAAAATATATTCAGCCGAAAGAATGCTTTTGAGAAAGCTTGAGTATCAGTACAAAGCACTCAAGCAAACAAAGTATGAATACTATAACGGCTCTCTTAGTGAAGAACTTCTTAAAGAGAATGGATGGGAGCCAAATCCTCTAAAGATTCTAAGAACAGATATTCCGATGTATATCGAGTCTGATAGTGATATTAATACGATTCAAGCTCGAATAGACATGCAAAAAGAAAAGATTGAATTTGTTGAGTCTATTATTAAATCGTTGCCGAATAGAGGATATCAAATCGCCCAAGCCATATCGTGGGAAAAGTTTAAGGTCGGAGCCTGATGACTCGAATAGTCATAGAAAAGATTAATGATGTACATATAAAAGCGCATTGCGAACCTGACGTAGCGCAAGAGTTGTCTGAATACTTTACCTTCAGTGTTCCAGGTGCCAGGTTTTCACCTGCTGTGAAGCGCAAGGTATGGGATGGTAAGATAAGACTATTTAATTCGGCTACTCGAATTATCTACCACGGTCTTAAGTTACATATCGAGTTATTTGCACGTGAAAGAAACTACGAAGTAGATTACTTAGATAGTAACGAATTCACACAAGACGAATATACTCAAGAAGAAGCAATAGAGTTCTTTAAGTCATTAAACCTTACTATTGAACCCCGTGACTACCAAGTATCAGCATTTGTTCACGCAGTAAGAAATAAACGATGCCTTCTTCTATCGCCCACTGCGTCGGGTAAGTCGTTAATCATCTTCCTTCTAGCAAGATTCTTTCATAAAAAGAAAACACTAGTCATTGTACCTACTACATCACTGGTACATCAGATGGCTTCAGACTTCGAGTCATATTGCGGTATAGATTCGAATAAATTCTGTCATAGGATTTTATCTGGAGCAGAAAAAGAATCAGATCTTCCGTTTGTCATTTCAACATGGCAATCTATCTACAAGATGCCAAAGACCTGGTTTGCGCAATTTAGCACGGTTATAGGGGACGAAGCTCACCTCTTTAAAGCTAAGAGCTTGACAAGCATACTTTCTAAGTTACCGGATTGTCCTATTCGAATTGGTTTCACTGGAACTCTAGATGGATCACAAACACATAAGTTAGTTCTAGAAGGACTGTTTGGACCTGTTAAGCGTGTTACTTCGACGGCAGATCTTATTGAGCAGAAGCACCTTGCTGACTTTAAAATAAAGGCTTTAGTGCTATCGTATTCTGATGCTATTCGTCAGAAAATGAAATATGCTGACTATCATGATGAGATGGACTTCTTAGTTACTAACCAGGCTAGAAATAGGTTTATCACTAATCTAGCATTGTCTCTTGAAGGTAATACGCTACTCTTATTTCAATACGTAGAAAAACACGGAAAAGCACTATATGACATATTAAATCAGAGTGGTCGTAAGGTGTTCTTTGTTTCTGGTGAAGTAGACGGTCAGATTAGAGAAGATATTAGAAAAGAGGTAGAAGAGAGTGAGAACGCTATTATTGTTGCTTCTTACGGTACATTTTCTACAGGCGTAAACATAAAAAATCTACATAATATTATATTTGCAAGTCCATCTAAATCCCGCATTAGAAACCTCCAGTCAATTGGTAGAGGGTTAAGAAAGAGCAATACCAAATCATCTGCAACGCTTTATGATATAGCAGATGATTTGACCTGGAAATCAAAAAAGAATCATACTATACTCCATTTCGCTGAACGTATTAAAATTTATAATGAAGAGATGTTTAACTATAAGATTTATAACATAGGAATAAAAGATCATGATCTCTCTCATTAGACTTATCGACGGTACAGAGCTTATCGGTGATACCCAAAAGAGTAGCGATAAGATTACTATCATTAATCCATTTCAAATTAATTACTATTTTAAGAATCCCGCATCATTACCTGTAGTTGCTATGCACAAATACATGCCATTCTCAAGTGACTCTACATTCTCGTTTTATGCTGACCAAATACTGGTACATACAAGTGCCAGAAAGAGCGCTCAAGAATACTATAAGACATTAGTGAGAGAGCATTCGGACGGTATTGATGATATGATTGATGAAGAGTTGTTTGATAAATCTGAAATACTTGATACTGAAACAAAGGAGATTGCAGCAGCGGTATTAGAAAGAGCTATTAAGAAGCCGTTGTTAAACTGATATGAGTGATAATCATTACGTAGATAATAAGAAACTGTATGCGGAGATAGTTATTTACCGTAATAAGGTTCTTGAATCTAAAAAGAACAAGACGTTAAAGCCTGAGATACCACCTTACATTGGTAAGTGTATGCTTATGATAGCAAACAGGTTATCTCATAAACCTAACTTTATTAATTACTCATACCGTGAAGAGATGATTAGTGACGGTATTGAGAATTGTGTAAGTTATATTGACAACTTTGACCCTGATAAATCCAATAATCCGTTCGCATACTTTACTCAGATTATTTACTTTGCATTCCTGAGACGAATACAAAAAGAAAAGAAACAACTTTATATCAAGCATAAGTCATTTGAAAACTCTCTTATCATGAATACTTTGATAGAGCAAAATGAGTTTGATGATACAGAATATAGCCCTGTACAGAGTGAGTTTGATAATGACAACATGAACGATTTTATCAGAGCGTTTGAAGAAAATATTGATAAGAAAAAGAAGATACGCAAGAAAGGCGTTGAACTATTTCTAGATGAAGAGGCTCCTCCGGATGAAGATTTGCTTAGTGACTGATACGCACTACGGTGCACGAGCTGATAATCCTGCATTTTCTGATTATTTTGCTAAGTTTTATAAAGAAGTATTTTTTCCGTATATTGACCAGAATAACATAACAACCGTCATACATCTAGGTGATGTATTTGATAGAAGAAAGTTTATTAACTTTGCATCGTTAAGAGCCTGTAAAGATTACTTTTTTGAACAGTTGGCAAGGCGTAATATTGATACTCATATTATTGCCGGTAATCACGATACCTTCTATAAAAATACTAATGACGTTAATTCACCAGACTTACTGCTAGGTGAGTATAGCAATATTACGACATATGATAAGCCTGCCGAGGTAACGTTTGACGGAACTAGTATTTTACTGATGCCTTGGATATGTTCTGGTAACTATAACGAAGCTATGAAGGCTATACAGGATACAAAATGCCAGTTGATGTTCGGGCATTTTGAGATTGACGGCTTTGAGATGTATAAGGGTTCTGTTAATGATGGCGGTTTCAAGCCTGAAATCTTCAGCAAGTTTGATAGCGTATACTCAGGCCACTTTCATCATAAGTCATCACGAAAGAATATTCACTACCTAGGTACACCATACGAGATAACCTGGTCTGATTATGATGATCAAAAAGGCTTTCATGTATTTGATACTGAGACTCGTGAGCTAGAATTTATTCCTAATCCTTTCTCGATGTTCCAGAAGGTCTTCTATGATGACTTAAATAAGTCAATTAATGAAGTAGTTACCTTAGACTTTACGCCTTACGCTAATACAATTGTCAAGGTCGTAGTCAAGAATAAAATTAATCCCGTATGGTTCGATATGTTTATTGATAGACTAGAGAAAGCCGGTCTGCATGATTTACAGGTTGTTGATGACCATCTTAACCTAGACTTAGAAGATGATTCTGATATTGTGAACGAGGCAGAAGACACAATAACTATTCTTAATAAATATGTCGACCAGATGGAATTAGTTGTAGACAAAGCAAAGCTTGAATCTCTTCTTAGAAACCTATACAATGAAGCTATGTCAATGGAGCATACTACAACGTGATTCTATTTAAGAAGATACGATTTAAGAATATACTCTCAACCGGTAATACGTTTACAGAAATAGACTTTTTACGTAATCGTTCTACCCTTATTGTTGGAGAAAATGGTGCAGGGAAGTCTACTATTCTTGATGCTCTTTGCTTTGCTCTATACGGCAAACCTTTCAGAAAGATTAATAAGCCACAGCTACTCAACACCATTAATCAAAAAAATCTCGAAGTTCAAATAGAGTTTGATATTGGTAAGCATCAGTACAAAGTTATTCGCGGCATGAAGCCGAATATCTTTGAGATCTATCAGAACGGCGAGATTATTAATCAGAATGCTGAATCACGTGAATATCAAGAGATGTTTGAGCGTAATATTCTCAAACTTAACTTCAAGTCGTTTTCTCAGATTGTTATTCTAGGCTCAGCTTCGTTTGTTCCGTTCATGCAGCTTCCTGCTGCTCACCGTAGAGAGGTTATCGAAGACCTACTTGATATTCAGATCTTCTCTACGATGAATTCTATTCTCAAAGATAGAATCAATACAAACAAGACAGATATCCAAGAGAACGATTTTAATATTAAGAGTCTGGCTGAAAAGATCGAGCTGCATAAGAAGTATCTTGAATCGTTGCAACAAAATAACGATGAACTGATTATTGAGAAGCTTAAGGCAATTGAAGAGCATAATAATCAAATTGCTATCGAGCAGCAGCTGATTGATGAATGTACTACTGCTATCAATAGCCTTAAATTAGAAACAGATCAGATAGAAGATCTACGCAAGGAAGATAGAGACATTCGTGAACTCTATCGTAAGATGTATGACAAGTCAGTAAAGCTTATTAAAGAGAATAAATTTTACGACGATAATGATAACTGTCCTATCTGTAAGCAAGGTATCTCGCATGACTTCAAGCATGAGTCGCAAGAAAAGAATCAGACAGATATTGATACTATCAGCTCCGGTCTTAATAAGCTAGACAGAAAGCTTTTAAAGATTAACGAAAAGATTAATGCATTTACTAAGTCGTTAGAAGTACAAGAAGCTCATCAAAAGAAGGTAGGTGAGTACAATAATAAGATTACTACCCTTAATATGTTTATTTCTTCTCTAACTCAAGAGATCGAACAGATTAAGAGTAATACCAAGCATATTGATGCTAGCGCAGAAGAAATTAAGGTACTAAAAGAAAGCCTTAGACAGAAGATACAACTCAAGGAAGAGCTTGTTGAGAGCAGAAGAACACTAGACGTTGCTAGCGTCCTTCTAAAAGACTCAGGCATTAAGACTAGAATTATTAAGCAGTACGTACCTGTTATGAATAAACTGATTAACAAGTATCTTGCATCGATGGACTTTTTCGTTAACTTTGAGCTTAACGAGAACTTTGAAGAAACTATTAAATCGAGGTTTAGAGATGAATTTTCTTATGAGTCGTTTAGCGAAGGCGAAAAGATGCGTATTGACTTGGCTCTTCTGTTTACCTGGAGAGCTGTTGCCAAGCTTCGCAATTCTGCTAGCACTAATCTCCTTATTATGGACGAAGTATTCGATAGCAGTCTAGACGGTGCGGGTACAGATGAGTTCTTAAAGATTATTCAAGGACTAGCAAGCGATACTAATATCTTTATTATTAGTCACAAGGGTGATGCGCTGTATGATAAGTTCCACAGTGTCATTCGTTTCGAGAAGCATAAAAACTTTAGTAGGTTAGCAGCATGATATATGAATTAGTCAAAGGTGATAATCCTATTCTCTATACTAAAGTAGAGCCGTTTAACTTTAGTAATCCAGGTATTAACCCAATCGAGCTTACCAACAACCTTATAGAGACTATGTACCATCATAAAGGTATGGGATTGTCTGCAAATCAGGTAGGTCTTCCTTACAGAGTGTTTGTTTTACACTCACAGGAAACATTAGCTATGTTTAATCCTAAGATTATTGATCAGACGTCTGATGAGGTTAAGCTAGAAGAAGGATGTTTATCTTTTCCAAATCTCTGGCTTCCAATTAAGAGACCATCTATAATCAAAGTTCGTTATCAAGACGCTTTTGGTGGTTTTAGAACAGATAAGTTCATTGGTATGACCGCTAGATGTATAATGCATGAGCTTGATCATCTTAATGGTATTGATTACCGTAAGAGAGCTCATCCTATGCATCTTTCTCGGGCCGAGAATCAAAAGAAGGTTATTGATAGGAAAATTAAGAAGCTAAAACAGATCGGCCGGGCTATATAATATATCGTGCCCTTCCACGTAAACTAGGAGTAGAGATGTCAAAAATTAAAGTCGCAGAGCTCTTTTATAGCCTGCAAGGAGAAGGACGCTTCGTTGGCGTACCTTCTATCTTTTTAAGAACTTTCGGTTGTAACTTCCAATGTGCCGGATTTGGCATGCCACCAGGACAGCTGAGTGATGAGAGAGATAATGTTGCTAGCCAAATTTCTAATTACAAACTCTATGAAGAGCTTCCTCTTGTTCATACTGGATGTGATTCTTATGCTAGTTGGGATCCTCGTTTTAAGCATCTTAGTCCTGTTCGATCTACTGACGAAATTGCTGAAAAGATCTTTGAACTTCTTCCAGAAAAGAAGTGGAAGAAAGAGCATCTAGTTATCACGGGCGGGGAACCTCTTCTCGGATGGCAGCGTAGTTTTCCAGATCTTATTAAACGCGCTGACTTTATCTACGATCTAGAAAACCTTACATTTGAAACAAACGGCACTCAGCCTCTAACAGAAGAATTTAAATACTTTTTGTTTGAAGAGTTTACTAGGTTCGGCCGTAGTTTTGATCGACTCACATTCTCAGTATCAGCTAAACTCCCATGCTCAGGTGAGAAGTGGGAAGATGCTATTAAGCCAGAAATCGTTCACGACTATCAAGGCATTGGTCATACCTATCTTAAGTTCGTAGTTGCGACAGAAGAAGACGTCGAGGATGCTAAGAAGGCTGTTAAGGAATTTAAGGACGGTGGCTTTGTTGGTGACGTATATTTGATGCCGGTTGGTGGTACTGAAGACGTTTATTATCTTAATAATAAGCAAGTCGCTGAACATGCCATGAAATTAGGGTGGAGATATTCTCCACGTTTACAAGTTGACATTTGGAGAAACGCATGGGGGACCTAAACACCTATGATTTTACTTACACTATGTTTAATGAAGCTATCGATGACATAGCTCGTCAAGTAAATAACAAAAAAATCAAATACAACTATATTGTAGGTCTTACGAGAGGTGGATTGATTCCTGCCACAGTCTTAAGTCATAGACTTAAGGTTCCTATGCTAGCAAGTAACTGGGATACAGATAGAAAGAAGCCTTCATTAACTTTGATGGATATTTTAGATAATCCAAGAAACAAAGTATTACTAGTAGATGAAATTTTAGATACTGGTAAGACAATACAGTCCTTTATGGAAATACATGGCAAGACTGATGTGGCAGTGATTGTATGGAATAAAGAACAGCCGGTCATACCTAATTATCATCATATGGCAATGAGACGTTCAGAGTTTTCTGATTGGATTGAATTTTGGTGGGAGAAATAAGAATGGGTAAGTTTTATAGTACAAAGACATATGGTAATGATCGGGGTCTAAGCTGCTGCTTTAGACAATGGAAAAGTACTCATAGTCATTGCAGCTTGTTGCATGGTTATTCTATTGGTGTGCATGTTACCTTCGAATGCGATAGCTTAGACGAACGCAACTGGGTTATGGATTTCGGTGGTTTGAAAGAGTTTAAAGAATGGCTTGAGTATATGTTTGATCATACTTTGATTTTAGCAGAGGATGATCCTGAGCTTAATACTTTGAAGCAATTGCACGGTATGGGCGTTGCAGATGTTAGAGTAGTTACCGGTGTAGGTTGTGAACGCTTTGCTGAGCTGGCCTACAATCAACTTGCACTAATGCTAGATGATTGGAGAGAGAATGGTACTCTATTGAATCCTACTGTTCGAGTAAAGTCAGTAGAAGTATTTGAGCATGCAGGTAACTCAGCATTTTATGAAGGTTAATAATGAAATATACTGAACTATTGCGTAACAAACTCATTAACAACAAATTAAGGTACTGGGCCGGTGATAATATTTCCTCAATTCTCAATGATGCAGACCGTCAGGTTATTGTTGAAGAAGCTACAAAGGCGTTTGAAGGAGTACTGGATGCTCTGCTCATTGACCGGGAAAATGACCCCAATTCAAAGGGAACGGCAAAAAGACTAGCCAAGATGTACGTGCATGAAATTATGGCAGGTAGATATTATCCTGCTCCTGATGCGACTGCGTTCCCTAACACAGGTGAAAGTGCTTATAGGGGTATGCTAGTAGTTCGTTCTGAACTTAAGTCGATGTGCTCACACCATCACCAACCTGTAACCGGTGTTGGTTATATCGGCATTATTCCTAGCGAGAAGGTTATTGGTCTATCCAAGTATACTCGAATTGCACAATGGTGCGCACGTCGAGGAACTCTTCAAGAAGAACTATGCAATGATATTGCACGTGAGATTAGAAAAGCAACTGAGAGCGAAAGCGTTGCTGTCTACTTGAAGCTTAAGCATGGTTGTTGCCAGAACCGAGGCATTGGTGCTCACGATAGCACTACTCAGACGACTGTACTCTATGGCGAGTTTAATAACGCTGATGTAAAGAAAGAGTTCTTCGATAATATTCAAATTCAAGAACTAACAACCCGTTGATCTAATTTCGGAGTTATGTTATCATACAAACTCCTAACTCTTTATATTAAATTATGTGGTATAAAAACTCTGAAGGTCGATTTGGTGAATCTGGTCGTAAAGGTGATAGCGGAGAAGGAGTGGTCGAGCGCTATCTGATTGAGAAGAATATTAACTATGAAAAGAAAGACGATCCGCACAGTCAAGTTAAGCTAAAGATAGATTTTACCGTTGAAGGTGATCCTATTGACGTAAAAGCTAACATCTTTAAAGGATTCCTAGGTGTAGAACTTTTTAACGATAAAGCTGAGAAAGGTTGGATTTATACTACTACAGCTAAAGAGATTTACGGCGTTGATCTGGTCTATGAAAACATCTATCGATACAAAGTTGCAGACATGCTTAAGCATGTAGAGAAAAATAAGCATAGAGCTAAACCAGTTAAAAATGGAGCGTATATGCTCTGGGTGTCGAAGACCGAACCATTTATTGAGAAACTACAATGAAGATTGCACATGAAGCTCCTTTGAGCATTTTTAATAGAGTACAAGAAGTAACCGATTATGACTATGCTCTTGTGCATTTATTTGAAGAAAGTGAAAAGTACTATAGTTTGTTTGAAAGAGCACTACAGAAGAAGCGAGAAGTAATTCTAGATAATTCTGTATTTGAGCTCGGTACTGCTTTTGATAAAGACAAGTACTACGGCTGGATTGAGAAGCTGGATCCTACTTACTATATTATTCCGGATGTTCTAGAAGACGCACAACAAACGGTTAAGAATATTAAAGAATGGCAGCATATTCCAGGCAAGAAGTCTATTGGCGTAGTTCAAGGTAAGAGCGTTCAAGAAGTCGTCTGGTGTTATCAAGAAATTGAACCGCTAGTAGATAAGGTAGCTATCTCGTTCGACTATTCGTTCTTTATTAACGAAGAGATTAATGGAGTTCTACCTACCAAGTATCATCACTATATGTACGGGCGAGATGCTTTGATTAATTACATGCTTAATATTGCAAATGTAATTAATATCAATAAACCTCATCATCTACTCGGCTGCGGGCTACCTCAAGAGTTTGATGTCTATAGAGGCTATAAGTGGATTGATTCTATGGATACCTCTAATCCTGTAGTTGCAGGTCTTAAGGGTATCCGGTATAATGGTAAGCTAGGGCTAGAAGATAAGCCTACCGAAAAGCTTTATACTCTCATTAACTCAGATGTTAATGATGAGCAAATGAGTAAGATTCTTTATAATATTGAATGTTTCAGGTCAATAGTTAATGGTTAAAGATAAGCGATGGGTTGCTTTGTTTTCTCAGACTGGCTCTGAGATTTCTGCTATTTCTTCAAAGCTTGGTATTAAGCCGGATCTAGTATATACTAATAATCTAGAGCACGCGACGTGGCATCCTTTTATTAATACATGCAATGTTATTTCTAATACTCATACTAACATTATGCAATTAATTAGGGATGATAATACGGATGCATTTTATACTCTCCACGGGTATCTTAGAATTATCGATGGAGAGATTGTAAGTTCGCGTGATATGTATAACGGTCATCCAGGATTGATTACAAAGTATCCTGAGCTCAAGGGTAAAGATCCTCAAGAGATAGTAGCAAAGAATCTTTCTCTTTACGATAGAATTGGAAGTGTTATTCATAAGGTTACTCCTGAAGTTGATGCAGGAGAGATACTTTATGAGTTTGCCGTGTTTAATAGTTGTAATTCACGCGAAGAAGTGTATGATGCTTTGAAGCTTACATCCCTTCATTCATGGCTTACATTTTTTAAGGAAAAATTTGAATGCGAATTGGCTTAAGCGGTGCGCAGTCTACAGGTAAAACGACTCTATTGAATGCTCTGAGGTCAGAGCCGTTCTTTAAGACGTATGATATTTGTAATGAAGTAACTAGGAAAGTTGCTTCGTATGGTCTTCCTATTAACGAAGACGGCAATGATACTACTCAAGAGTTGATTATGAATCAGCATATCGTTAATCTTGCTATGCATAGCGATATGATTACAGATAGAACAGTACTTGATGGTTTTGTTTATTCGAGGTATTTGCGTGAGAATGGCAAGATTACAGCTGCTACTATGAATTATGTTGAAAAGGTTTTTGATCGAATGATCGGCAGCTATGATATGATTTATTATATTGCGCCTGAGTTTGAGATTAAAAATGATGGTGTACGCTCTATTAATACTTTCTTTAGAGACCGTATCGTTAATATCTTTAACGAAGTTATAGGGGTTAAGAATATTCCGATTTATCGAGTAAAGGGTACAGTACGAGAGCGTGTACAATTTGTTCTTAATACGATAGAAATTAATATGGAAATTACAGACAAATGAGTGATAATCAAAAGACATTAAACGAATTAGTATCCGTTCACCTAGGTAAGGCAGGTGACGGTACAGTAGTTAAACCTTATGTGACTCCTGATAGTGTTGATGAGTCTCTACTGGTGGCTGTTCCTAGGCAGCTTAATCGTACTGCATATGAACTTCAGGATGACAATTTGCCTTTCACTGGGTATGATGCATGGAATGCTTATGAATTTTCAACGTTGCTTAAGAACGGTTTCCCTATCTCTGGCTGGCTAAAGTTTGTCTGTCCTAGCGATAGCCCTAACATTGTAGAATCCAAGTCAGTAAAGCTATATCTTAACTCTTACAATATGGCCAAGCTAATGGATACCCCTGAGGATCTATGGATGATTGAAGATCAGATCTCTTCTCATCTGAGCAAGGCTGTAGGTGCAGATGTATTCGTTCAAATTGCAATTGGTCATGTTGATGAGTCAGCACCTATCAGAGGTGACTTTACTTCGCTGGAATCATATTGTAATGTACTTGAACTATCTTTTGACGAGTATACTGAAAGGTCCGATATCCTTCAGGTTGTTCCTAGCATTGGTCGCTATGAGCGTTGGCGTTCACATTCGCTACGTTCTAATTGCAGAGTAACTAACCAACCTGATTGGGGCGACGTATACGTTCATATTAAAGGTAAGAACGCTGTAACACCTGAATCTCTTCTGCAGTATATTGTAAGCATGCGTAAAGAGAATCACTTCCACGAAGAGATTTGTGAATGCATTTATAAGCGCTTGTATGACATTCTTCAGCCAGAGGAACTTCTAGTTGCTTGTTTGTATACTCGTCGCGGCGGTATTGACATTAATCCTGTTCGTGCGTCTGATTCTGAAGTATTGTTTAAGTACGCAAACTCCTTGGTGTCTGAGTTTAACTTCTGCAAAAAGACGATGAGGCAATAATGGATTCACCTGATAAGAATGTAAATGAAGTCTGTGAAGAGTTTATTGCTAGATCTTTTCACGGATATAACAAGTACGGTGTTACAACAGAAAGAACCGATCTAGACTTTGATCAATGGATTCAGCATCTTAAAGAAGAACTTATGGATGCTGTAGTCTATATCCATAGAGTGCAAAAGGAACGAAATGAATCTAAGTGAAGCACTAGCGAG